CGCCCCTGTTACTACAACAGTAACAACAAGCCAAGCCAGACGCTCCCACTTTTGAGAGTGAGCTATAGCCATTTCCCTAAGTTGCCTTAGCTCTGCTGTAGCTTCACCCCATCGCTCACCACATTCTTTCTCATGTTGAGCAATCTTCTCTAAAGCCTCTAAAGCTAAATCAAGTGTTTGCGTCTGCTCTTGCTTCATTACCAAGGCACACCATCAGCAGTTGTTGGGTTCTTCTGCTCATTGATGTTAGCTGTTAAGGCAGCTTCAATGGCATCAACGTCTAACTCACCCTGACACCAGCCAATGACATCAGCTTCCGTTAGGTCATCATAAGCGATGTAGTCAGAAGCAGAGGGGTCTGGGGTAAAGCCACAGGTTCCATAGGATGAAGCACTGTAAGTATCCTCCCCTACAGTTTCTTCTTCAGTTACCCGCCAGTGGGCTACGATAACGCCTCCCGCTAGGTCGCCTTGTAAGTCTCGTTCAAGTGTTGCAATAGTCCATGTAGCCATTTTAGTTCTCCTAGATTGCTGCGATTATGAAGGCTAATAGTTCACTGTAGCGCACACCCATGCGGCTACGTTCCTCACCAGTTTCTTCATCAGTCCATGTTGAATTGATAAACATTGCATAGCGTCCAGCGTCTAAGCCTTCTTCCTCGAATGCTGCCTGTAGATCTTGTGCGATGATTCCAAAGTGGATACGAGCATCGTCGCCTTTCTCCGCTACTGATGACTTCCAGCGCCACTTCCGCAACAACCCTTTGCAAGCCACTGCTACACGCTGTTCTGCATCAGATAATTCTTCGATGTCCTGCTTGTCTCTACCGTCAGAACCCGTTGTAACACCGTCACGGACATAGGCGTCTTCATATCTCAAAGAAGGGTCGCCTAAATCAGAATGACCTGTAAACCCAGCGTCTGTTGTTGGTAAAACATCGCCGCCTAAATTAACATCGCCTGACAGGTAGAGGTCTTTGAACTTTCTAAGGGAAGCACCAATATCAACAACACCATTAGATGCACCACCTGTGATTGTTGACATAGGCTGAATTACATTAGAACTAGCATTAAACTCTAAAAATACATCCCCTCCTCCAACAGCCAAACTTCCTCCAACAGTACCAATACTACCTACGTGTGTTGTTCCCTTATATATGCTTATAGCAGCTCCATCGTTTGTTGTATTAACGACAGCTAAGCCACCAGAAGCTCTCATTATCTGGACTTTACCTGCTGTGCCGCCTTGCGCCAGCTCTACGCCTGCCGTAGTAAAGCTACTTGCAGACTTACCGACCAACACATTGCCCGATGCGTCTATGCGCATTTTTTCGCTGAGGTTGTTGACCTCAAAAATCATGTTGTCAGAAGAGTCGTAGTTGATTCTTCCTCGACTTGCATCAGACACGTCGCCAAAAACAACTTGGGCGGGTTGTCCATCATTAGACTGTATGTACACTTGTGCTACAGCATCTTTTACATGCAAGGTTCCATCAGGCGAACTAGTACCAATACCTACATTCCCGCTAGAGTCGAGGCGCATGGCTTCACTAGCGTTGGTAGTGAAGGACATATAATCACCACCTGATCCGTGGTAATAGAATATCTGTCCTACATCATCGTCCTCGGCATCGGCAAATTGGATATAACCGCCATTTGCGCTGGGAGATTTGAGGCGCAAAAATGACCAACTAGTCGTAGATTCGTTGAGAATCATTGAAGCAGCATTAGATACATGAAGTGCTTGTGAGGGGCTGCTCGTGCCAATACCGACAAGCCCCGATGAGTCTATGCGCATGGCTTCTGCCATTGTCGCACTATTGTCAGGCGTTGTGAGAAACCGTAAATCTGTTGGGTTATCACCTGCCGCATGTGTGCCAGACGCAAGTGCTTGAACAGCAGCTAACGGAGTAGGTGTATTGCTTGTTGTGTCAGTGCCGTAAAAGCCTAAAGAACCAAGAGAATTACCAGATACAATGGATGTATCTTGACGCAGAACAGCAATACTTGTTGCGGTTGTACCCTCGACAATCAGTTTAGGAGCAACGTTGTCACCAGTTACTGCTGTGGTTATTGATGTAGTTCCACCAATATGTGCATTACCGCTGCTGTCTATGCGCATGGCTTCTGTACCTGCTCTGTCAAAAGTCAAAGCATCGTTAGAAGTGTCATCATTCTGAATTAGCCACGTTGCTCCTGTGTTCGCTAGTTCTAAACCTGCGCTATCAGTTGCTGTGGGAGCAGTTATCCTTACGTAAACATTTCCACTGCCTGCTACTTCAAGCTCTCTTGCTGGACTGGTAGTACCAATACCCAACGACTCCGCAGAACTATCCCAGAACAACTTTGGCGTTGTGCCCGTGTCTTCGTAGAAGCTGATGTCGCCTGTTTCAGCAATACGCAAGCGTTGTCTGTCTGTCCCGTCAACCGTGTCAGAAGTTTCAACAATAAAATCTGCGCCAAAGTTAGCACCAACACGCTCACTAACTAAGTTCACATTACAGGCGCTACTTACGCTTTGTAAAACAGCTTGTACTCTTGTGCCACTAGCGCTTGTAGTATTTGTGAAAGTTGCGGCTGTTACCGTTCCAGCACTAGCACCATCAACAGTCAAACCATCAGCAGTCACTGTGCCAGTAACGTCTATGCCTGTGGAGGTTGTGGCAAACTTAACAGCATTGTTGTGGTACAGAGTAACTGCACCATCGCTTGCAAAGACTGCTTTATTTTCCGTACCAGCAGCGTTTCTTATGTTTACGCCACCATCACCTTGTAAATACAAAGCGCCTGTACCAGTGTCTTGAATATAAGACGCACTACCATCATGATAAATCTGTAAGTCAGAGCCAGCACCGAAGATAGCCTTGTCATTGTCGCCAAACAGGATGTCAGCAGAGGTAGTCAGTCCCGGTACAGTCACAGTCCCAGTAAACGTAGGTGATGCTATAGGGGCTTTAGCATCCAACTGTGTCTGAACATTAGAGGTAACACCATCAACGTAGTTTAGCTCTGCTGTGGTAGCAGTAACACCATCAAGTATATTAAGTTCTGCCGCAGTAGACGTTACACCATCAAGGATATTTAGCTCAGCAGCAGTACTTGTAACACCATCAAGAATGTTAAGCTCTGCTGCGGTAGACGTTACGCCATCTAAGATATTAAGTTCCGCAGTGGTGCTGGTGATACCATCTAGTACATTTAGCTCAGCAGTAGTTACAGTAGCTCCGTCCAGAATCTCTAGTTCTGCTTCAGTAATTGTAGCGGAGCCAATAGTAAACGAAGTACCAATGGTAGGAGTGTTAAGAGTAGGTGACGTAAGAGTCTTATTAGTCAGCGTCTGCGTATCTGTAAGCGTAGCTACAGTGCTGTCAATAGCAAAGGTTACAGCATTGCCAGAGCCGCTAGTGTCAACACCAGTGCCTCCAGTAAACGTAAGTGTCTCGCTGTCTAAGTCAATGCTTAGGGCACCACCAGAGTCTGCTTGAAAGTCTAAGTCCTGTGCAGTTACCTGTGAGTCTACGTAGGCTTTGATGGACTGCTGTGTAGCTAGTTTAGTTGCACTGTTGGAAGACATATCGTCTTCATCTTTAATGCCAGTTACAGTAGCGCCATCGCCAGCAATGTTAATGCTAGTGTTAGCTACAATAGTTGTACCTGTAATAGCAGCAGCAGTAGATGCGCCTACAGTAGTGCCATCTATAGCACCACCATTTAAGTCTACAGTGGGTATAGTTACAGTGCCAGTAAACGTAGGGCCAGCTATGTCTGCCTTAGTTGCTGATGCAGTTGCAATGTTGTCAAACTCTGTATCAATCTCAGTGCCTTTGACAATCTTGTTAGCGTTACCGGAAGGTAGGCTATCTTTAGCTGCAAAGTTAGTTGTCTTTGTATAGTTGCTCATTAAATTAATCTACCTAAAAGTGCTTCAGTGTTTAACTCTTGTATTGACAAAGCGCCACCATTAATTGTTGCTTCAATACCGATAGTAGCGACTTTGCCTGAGCCAGTAGCTTTTACTCTAGCAACGTCAATTACAATAGTTGCGCTGTATTCAGAGGAAGCTACGTTGTACTCAGAGACACCGTACTCAGCTATTAAACTTGTAGCTACTGTAAATGCTTGTTTACTGTAACCTTCTGTGTAATCATAAGCCCAGTTGCCAACTACTTGACTACCTGAGCCGCCTATAACTGTAAATGATATTTCCTTTAACATCTTAATTCGTGAAGGATCACCAAAGGACATAGGGTTTGTAAAGTACTTCATTATGTAAGTATCTGTGTCATCCAGAAACTCATCGTACTCATTTATGCCCTTAGCATTACCAAGGTACAAAGTACCATCTGCAAGTCTGGCTCCAGACAGTACAGTTATGCCTGACCATATAGTTGCTCTGTAGCTACCATCCTCTAGTGTTCCTCTCATGTCAAACACATAAACTTCTAAGGACGTTGGTAAGAACAAAAGATAAAAAGATTCTTCTGGACTGTAGACAGACTTGATGTTGTTTGTCTCATTGTTAACAGACAGCATCATTGTGTCTCTTACATTCTTAGACACGTTACCTATAGGGTTAGATTTTTCTTGTATAACTCTACCTAAGCTACGTAAGCCAGACTCAGACAAGAAGATTAAGTCTGTGCCTATGGCTTGTACGCTGTCTCTCTCAATACACCCAATGCCAGTGATAACATCAGATAACGTCATGCTGGAAGGAGATGAAGCACCAGAGTACAGCAAAATGCTTCTCTTACAAAAGATAACTAAAAAGTTGTTAAACTCTCGTACAGCTACTATCTCATCAAAGCCTTCAGGAAATACAGTAGTTAAGTCTAGTGACCCTGAGCTACCCCCTGTCCAAGCATGACCATTAAGTAAATCACTGAAAAACAAAGTATGCTTGTTGCCAGTAACATCAGCTACCCAGAGCCTACCGAAAGCAGCACATGCTTCATTACCTTGAGGGGCAGTGCCCGTGGAATGTGAATGATCGCTAATGTTATCTAAAACACCAGAGCCAGACTCATCAGTATATATTAGTGGCTCATGACCACGTTGAAAAAAGTAAGCATGGTTGTTAAGACTAACTATCTTCCAGTTATTAGCTGTAGGCGTATAACCAGCAGGAGTTACGTCGGTAAGTGTTGATGTCCCTGTAAATATCTTATTGTTACCCGCAGAGAATACAACCTTGTCGCCACTTTCGTCTATGTACTCAAAGATAGTCTCTATGCCAATACTAGACCCTAAAGGTGTAGCACTGCTTGTAAGTTTCTTTAGGCCCTTGCGTGCTGCAATCCTGCCGAACTTGTCAATAACAGCATTTTCAGCAATAGATGCAAAGGCAGGGTCTTGTGTTACAGGAGAGTCCTGTGTGTTAAGACCTTTAAAGCCGGGAGCGCCTATGTATATGTTCTGACGTTCTTGAGCCATTAGGGCACCGTGTAAATAAATTCTTCAGGATTCTTGTAGGCATCTATTGCCACAGCATCTGACAAATGCTTGTCTGCAATCAAGAAGTAATCCTGTGCAGTAGTGCCTCCTGTCTCACCACGCTCTCTAGCCAACAAAGCTACAGCGTTGTGAATAATAGCATTCTTAGGCAACACTGTGGTGTCTGTATCATTAACTAGCTCAGCTTCTCTAGCAATTAAGTCAAAGCGCATAGAGTACACTGCATCAGGCTTAGGGTACACCTGTATCTTAGTGTCTTCATTACTGTCTATACCACTAAAGGTGTAGGAGTCTGGCGTGCCTGTAACTTCACCGGAAATGTAATATGCGTTGTTAAACCAGTTAGGTGACTCATAACGCATAAAGAAGTTCGAGGTGTCGTTAATAGCACTGTATATTTTAACACGTTCCCCAGCGTTTGTTAAGCTGTACTCTGTAGTATTAGCTACAGTAGGCACTACAATAGTAGTCCTTAGTGTAGACCAAGCATGTGAGTCTTCTACAATCCGCTTAGCATCATTTACAAAGTCTCCTACCATCTTAGAGTATGTAGTGTTAGCTACAGCAGATACTTCGTCTTCACGTAGCCGACGCAGTACCTCGTTTACTATTGTTAGATATTGCGTACTCATATGAATCCTCTAAATAACCCTTGTAGTGTAGGAGCTTGATAACCTTCGTACTGTGGTGCTAACTCTAGTAACTCAGGGGCTTGATATGTTTTTCTAAACTGATAGTCTTTAAAGTCAGGTGGTGTATAGCCTCCAGTGCCTCCAGCGCCTCTACCCATGCCAGCAAGAAGACCTAAGCCTAGCCCTGCACCTATACCTGCACCAGCGCCTTCACCTCTGCCTTGGCCCCTGCCTTCACCAAACCGTTGCTCTCCTAGAGCTTCACCAGCAGCTACAGCATTCGCTACAGCGGCATTACCGGCTTCAATAGCAGCATTTACGGCTTCCTGTCCAGCAGATACAGCTTCTTCTACCCTTGTTTCACCAGCGGCTATAGCGTTCTCTAGAATCTGTCTGGATTCGTTAGCTTGTTCTTCCAACAAGTTTTCGTATTTTTCCATAGATTCTGCTAAACGATCATTACCTTGCTGTATGGCAGCTTCTCTAGCAGCCCTAGCTTCCTGTAAGCTAGTCTCTAAATTATTAACAGTGCTTGTTAGACTAGATACAGAGTCGTTAAGGCTGTCTATGTCTGACTGTTGAGCTTGTATAGTTTCACGTTGATCCGCTAAGTCTCCTTGTGCAGATGCAAGAGATTCCCTAAGCGCGTCTGCCGCTGCTTTTTCTCTTTCTAATCTTT